TGCAAGGTATTCATAATTGTAGTTGATGCTGTACCAGAGGCGTACCCAGCTAACTCTGTAGCTCGTGCAGGTATACCCCTAGCTTCCTCAAAGAGGACAGCTAGGAACTTCTCTTGTTTCTCTGTTAAAGTTCGGCTCATATATTTTACCTTACTATTTTAAAGGTCTTTGACTAACTTTAAGTTTTTTAGATCCTGGATAATTCTTTATTGGAAGACGCAAATTTTTACGTTTTGCCTCACTCATAGCATCCCATTGTTTAAAAGTATAACTTTTAAGCTTTTGTTTTTTTTCTATAGCAGATACAAAAGTCTTCCTACCAGCTATACCTAAAGGATCAAAGCCACCTGGTTTTCTCTTCCTTACTCTTGTCCCAAAGTTTTTACCCCTGTCACTTGAGGCTGAATTATTATCGGTTCGATCTCGGGCAAAAGTTCCAAGTCTCTTTTCATCGTCTCTGCCAGGAAGAGTTGTAACTTCAATTGGTTCTGTTTTAATTATTGCTCCTACCCTATCTGATATTTGATTCCTAGCCCTAGGACGCATAGGTTTTTTTACTGTAGTTTTCTTTTCAGACTTACCAAAATCATTAGCCCACTGTCGAAGGGTCTTACCTTCTTTCTTTAAGGTTGCTGCAGTTACAGCAAGTTTCTTTACACCCTTCTTATCAAAGAAAAATTTTTCACCTTTTTTAACAGCAGCACCAACTGTACGTGGTTTGCCTTTTAGTTTATCTTCTTCAGCCATTATTTTATCTTCCTATGAACATTCACATTTTTTGCAGGGACAATCCCTATTTAATAGGGCGCATAAAATACGTTTAAAATATCTCATTATGTTTTTTTCCTATATGGTTTTACCTTAGCTGCAATCTTTTTAGGTTGAGCTACGGTTTGTTTACCTGCAGCAGTACCCTTACGTTTTGCTTTAGTCGTAGCAGCATACTCAGCAGAAGTAAGAGACTTGATAGCTTTCTTAGGAAGATAGCGTTCTCCTGTAGCTTTAGGCCCTTGTGTTGAAGGCTTACCGCTTTTAGTAGTCCACTTTTGTTTTGTCCAAGACTTAAGACTTTTTTGACTTTTTGCTAGTGCCATCTGCTTTAGCCTTTGCTGTTTTGCTTAAATCTTTATAGTGGAATAACTTTACACTTGTTTTGCTGTGAGCTTTTCCAGTGTGCAAAGAACCATCAGGCATTTTGTGAGTACCGCCTTTGTGTTCAGTACCATCTTTCTTGTAGTGCTTTACGCCTTTCATGATGTATATCCTCCACCTTTGGCTTTGTACTTACTAGCTACTAATTGAGCTTTTCTAGCAGACCACTGACCCGACTTACCACCTTTAGTGCCAGCCTTAACAGTACTTACTAGTTTCTTTCGCATAGTAGGCTTAGTATAGTTACCAGCCGCATTAACTGTAGATTTTTTACTTATTGCCACGGCTGGCTCCTACCTTGTTATGTTTAATTTATTTCTTTTTAGCTGCAGGCTTCTTAGCCATACCGCCATACATGTAACCGCTAGACTTCTTAGCCATGCCGCCACCCATCATCTTAGCTGCAGGCTTCTTTTTAGCCATACCACCAGCCATCATTTTTGCTGCTGGTTTCTTTTTGGCCATACCACCTGCCATCATTTTAGTTGTTGGTTTTTTCATCATACCACCTTTATTCATTTTGCCAATACCATCAGCAGCGTATGCTGGTATCTTCTTTCCGTCCTTCATAACCATAGGCATACCACCTTTGGCATAACCACTAGGTTTATTTTTCTTAACAACACCACCTTTTTTCATTCCTGCTTGACCTAATTTTTTACGAGCAGACTCCCTATAAGGGCCAGGACCAGGTTTTATTGTTTTACCATCTTTTTCAAACATAGACGCTGGAGAATCTGTATCTGTATATCTTTTAACAGTTTCTTTAATTCCATCTCCACGTCCACCTTTTGGCCCATCTAAGAAAGTCACTGTAATTGGAGAAGGTGGTTTAACACCTTTAATTCTTTCTTTCAAATCACTTCCAAATACAGCAGCCATAACCTTACCATTTTTATCTGTATAGTAAAGAGAGCCTGCTTTTTTAGCAGCAGAGATAGAGGTATACTTAGAAGCTTTTTTCATTTCTTCAGATGCAGTAGTACCTTTACTTTTTAACATTCTATTTAAATATTTTCGTAGTGTTTCTTTAGCCATTACAGTTTCCTTTACTAAGCTATATTTACGATAAGACTACACGTACTAATGTACTTGAACCACTACCACGTCTATAGTTTAAAATAGTAGCGTTGCCTATAGCTTTAGGTACTACAAGTGTATGCACACCAGCTGGAAGCATAATATCATTATCAGTAACGTCAGCCTCCGCTGTTGCAAAACCAATGTCTAAATCATGACTTGTTTCAATAAGCACCATCTTAGCGTCAGTGCAAACTACGTGTGTAGTAGCTGTGTTACCTAGGGTAACTGCAGTTTCTACAGCCCACCCTAAGTTTTCTCCTACCAATGCAGCTTGATCAACCATTATGCTACCTGTACGTATTCAATAACAAAGGTAAATGAACCTGCTGTAGTAGCATTTTCTGTGTTAGTGATGTTACAGAAGATGTTACGTGCTGCTGCTGCGTATTGAACAGAAACTGGTGCAGTTGTGGCATCTTGAGTCTGAAGAATTAACGCAGTAACTGTTACGTTACCTACAACAACCGTTGTACCAGCGTCTAAGATTTCATCAGCCTGAGTAGCAACGATCTGTGCGCCTGAAGAAGATGTACCAACTTCGTAACCAATGTCACCACTTCCAATAACTGGCGCAGTTACACAAAAGATTTTAATGTCAGTGATAACTGTACCTGCTGGCTGTACAAATATACCAATAGCTGGAGAGTCACCTGCAGTTGAGTTTACTGTTACACCAGTAACGTGAGCTACGTGCTTTACGAAGAGACTGTTTACAGAGCTACCAAGTGTAGTAGTTCCTGTTACATCAATGCCGTCACCAAATGTAATGTCTGTCTGATAGGCTTCGATGCCTTGTGTGAATGTAGTAGTTGCCATGTTATTATATTCCTATGTGTTTACCATTTAACTTTATCAGCCCAGTAAGCTGCGCTGGTTTTTCCCTTTTTTATATTTTTACCGTGTCTTGATTTAAAGGATGCACGTTTTTTCTTCATGCGGTCAGATTCACCTGCTTTGGGTTTACCTGCCGTACTGGCTCCCTGTTCACCAAACCTGATGAGCTTAATCGTGTCACCTTCTTTGGCAAGCACAACGTGGGATTTTTTAGGATGTTTAGGTGTACGTTTGGGTTTGTTGTAACCTGCAAATTTTTCACCTCTATATTCTATAGCCATTACATTAGCTCAAAATGGGGACCGTCAATAAAGGGTCTGCGACTTTGGCTACGACGAAGATCAATGTACTTCATCATGGCATCTTCAGAAGTGCCAGGATATGTACGTATGTCTCCCTCTGACCATGCGGCTCCCCACTTGATAGCAACGCCTAGTTCCTCTGCAGCAACTTTCATTGCATCGCAAAGGTCATCATAGACATTCAGCTCCCAACAACCTTTGCCATCAACATAGGCCATCAGGTCAACTGCCCGACCAACGAGGTGTTTAGACTTCATAGTCTGAGACTTACCAGCAGCAACAAGCTTCTTTTGCTCATCCTCTGTTCTCATCCCATAAATTACACCAAAGTCTACCTTAGTCAATTCAATGGCACGTTCAACCACAGCTATCAACGAAGGATCAACACCACTTAATTTAGAAAGGCTACGTACACTTAGTTTAAAACTCATTGTTTTATTCCTACATTTATCTTAGTTTATTTTTTAACCCTTTTAGATTTTTTTCCTAATAGTTGTTTAATCCTTTTAAGGGTCTCAGCGTCAAGTGGTTTACCTCTAAGTGTAGGAAATCCTCTAGGCTTAGGCATAGGCCTAGCAGGAGACTTAGGTATCTTATACGGCTTAGGCTTAGGCATACCCCCTGGCTTAGATTTAGGCACCCTATACGGCTTAGGCTTAGGCATACCCTCTGGCTTAGACTTAGGTATCTTATACGGCATAGGCTTACGCTTAGGTGTAGTAGTAGACTTAGGTAGCATAGGCTTAGGCTTAGTTAGTCCAGGCTTACGCTTAGGCATAGTTTTTGGTTCAGTTAGTCTAGGCTTACGCTTAGGCATAGTTTTTGGTTTAGTTAGTCTAGGCTTACGCTTAGGCATAGTTTTTGGTTTAGACTTAGGAGCCTTATTATCAGCTGTAATTTTGTCTTCTTCTTTTACTTTCCGTCCTATTAGTTTGCCAACTCTTGAAACTATACCACCAAGAAACATTTTAGCTTCTGCTTTGTCTTCTACAGAACCACCCTTATTCATCTTGCCTACACCATCCGCAGCATAAGCTGGAACTCTCTTACCATTTTTCATTACCATAGGTAATTTAGCCATCGTACTTTTCCTTTATTTATTATTTGAGGGTTTAAATAAACCTGTTATTCTATAATCAGTGTGAGTAGCTAAACCACCGCTATTAAATTTACCTTTTATTGTAGTTGTATCGAGACGATCTTTTCCCATATCTTTTAAATTTCTTAGTCTTTTTTCTAACCTTGATATAGCTTTCGGAGACATACCAGCTTCTTTAGCTTCTCTTAGTTGTTTAGCTACATCAGATTTTCTATCGGAAATAGTTCTAGGAACAATATCTTTATTTTTTAGAGAGGGATCTAATTTTTCATCCGCTCTTCTTTTGCCTGCCTTAACACCCTCTCTATAAGCTTTGCTATCTGAGGGAGTAGGAGTCTTACCTGTACGCTTACGCCCAAACATATCATCTACAAAGCTGTCTGCACCTGATTTTGATGGTTTTGGTTTAGTGCCTTTAATCTTAGAAACTTTTGAGTTTGTTGTAGTTATTGCTTCTTTAACTGCACCAACACCAAATTTCTTTTTTGCTGCTGTCATGCCAAATTTAGTTATGAACTTTAAGATCCCTAACATAGTTTTATCCTTTACCAAAAAATTTAGATACAGATCTCATACCTATGCTGGCACTTACAATCCCGCCCAGTGAGTACTGATACCACGTAGGCATTATTTCTAAAGCAGTGAAACCTGCTTGTACTATTTGATTACCCCAGTCACCACAGAACGCTAGGATCAATGGTATTGAAAAGAGTAACGTAATCCATTCGTCTTTCCACGAGTTCTGGGTAGCTTTGATTGCTTCAATGTCCCAATCAATTTCACCAGTAGCTTGCTTAACTTTAATCTCTGCGTTAGCTTTCTGTACTGCTACCTTACCATCCATGTAACTTGTAGCTATACCACCGACTGCACCTAAGAGTTGTCCTAATATCATTTGCCTGCTTTCTTAGCTAAACTAGTAACACCCATAAAGACTGATACAACGCCAGCAACACTAACAAAATAAATGGAAGCCATACTACCGATAATGGAAGAAGCACTGTCCAAACCCAAACTGCTAGTG